CAAACACAAAATCAACATCCCAACGCCAATCATGGCAGGAGTGCGAACACCACTTAGACAATTTGCTTCTTGTGTTCTTGTTGATGCTGATGACACCCTCGATTCTATCTTTAGCAGTGATATGGCTATTGGCAGATACGTTGCACAAAGGGCGGGTATCGGTATCAACGCAGGTAGAATCCGTGGCATCAACGCTAAAATCAGAGGTGGAGAAGTTCAACACACAGGTGTTGTTCCTTTCCTTAAAAAATTTGAATCAACTGTACGATGCTGCACGCAAAATGGGATTCGTGGAGGATCAGCAACAGTCCACTTCCCAATCTGGCACCAAGAAATAGAAGATATTATTGTTCTCAAGAACAATAAAGGAACAGAAGACAACCGAGTGAGGAAACTTGACTACTCAATCCAAATTTCAAAACTTTTCTACGAACGTTTCATCCAGAATGGAGAGATTAGCCTCTTCTCACCGCATGACGTACCAGGTCTGTATGATGCTTTTGGTACTGATGCATTTGACGATTGCTATGTGGACTATGAATCAAATAAGTCTATTCCAAGAAAGACTATCGGGGCTCAGGAACTCTTTCTAGATCTTCTGAAAGAGAGAGCAGAGACTGGTCGCATCTATTTGATGAATATTGACCACTGCAATTCCCACTCATCCTTTAAGGATAAAATTGAGATGTCCAATCTTTGTCAAGAAATTACTCTTCCAACGAAACCACTTAATCATATTGATGACCCTAATGGTGAGATTGCTCTTTGTATTCTTTCTGCTATCAACGTGGGCAAGGTAAAGTCGGATGATGAATTTGAAGAACTCTGTGACCTTTCTGTTCGTGGTCTAGAAGAACTGATTGATTATCAAGACTATCCTGTAGTTGCTGCTGAGAAGTCCACAAGAGCACGTAGGTCCCTTGGAGTTGGTTTTATTGGTCTTGCCCACTACCTTGCCAAATTAGGGTTTGCTTACGATTCTCAAGAGGCATGGGATGCCGTTCATGGTTTATCAGAATCCTTCCAATATTATCTTTTAAAGTCTTCTAATGAGATTGCAAAAGAGAAAGGTGCTTGTGAAGGTTTCTCACGAACAAAATATTCTGATGGAATTCTTCCTATCGATACATATAAGAAGGATGTTGATGAAATCACAAATCTGGAGTTAATGCATGATTGGGAGAGTCTTAGGTCATCTATCACCAAACATGGACTACGGCACTCAACACTGTCGGCACAGATGCCATCGGAAAGCAGTTCCGTTGTGTCAAACGCAACCAATGGAATCGAACCACCAAGAGATTGTCTGTCCATTAAAAAATCAAAGAAAGGACCTCTTAAGCAAATTGTTCCTCAATATGCCACATTAAAATCTAACTACACCTTACTTTGGGAAATGCTAGATAATAATGGTTATATTAATATAGTCTCTGTTATGCAGAAATTCTTTGACCAGGCAATTTCTGGAAACTGGAGTTATAATCCAGGAAACTATCCAGATAACGAAGTACCTGTTTCTGTGATGGCACAAGACCTACTTAAAACATATAAGTATGGTTGGAAAACATCTTATTATCAGAACACTTATGATAATAAGAAAGATGAAATTAGTGAAGAAAAAGAAAACGTAGACCAATTAATCGCAGAACTATTAAGACAAGAAGGAGAGGAAGACTGTGAATCCTGTAAAATTTAGAGTACAATCAGAAGATAAGAAGACATCTGTCAAAGGTATGACAGTTTTTAATACTGACAAAGTGGAAATTAAGAAACAACCTATGTTCTTTGGGTCTCCACTTGGGGTCCAAAGATATGATTCATATAAGTATCCAATTTTTGATAAACTAACAACTCAACAACTTGGATACTTTTGGAGACCAGAAGAAGTGTCTCTTCAAAAAGACCGTTCTGATTACCAGACTCTCCGTCCAGAACAGAAGCATATCTTTACTTCTAACTTGAAGTATCAAATTCTTTTAGATTCTGTTCAGGGTCGTGGTCCTGGTATGGCATTTATTCCATACTGTTCACTTCCTGAACTGGAAGCATGTATGGAAGTGTGGGGATTCATGGAGATGATTCACTCCCGTTCATACACATATATCATTAAGAATGTGTACTCTGATCCAGGAGAAGTTTTCGATACTATTCTTGATGACGAAAGAATTCTAGAACGTGCTAAGAGTGTTACTGCTGCATATGATGATTTTATTCAAGCAGCACAGCAATATGGGAATAGCACTGAGTGGGAAATGGCACAAGAAGGTGCTGGTTACTTTAGGGAAAATCGTCGTGAATTAAAAAGAAAACTTTACCGTGCTGTTGCCAATGTCAATATTCTCGAAGGTATCAGGTTCTATGTCTCGTTCGCTTGCTCGTTTGCGTTTGGTGAACTCAAACTTATGGAAGGATCCGCTAAAATCATCTCTCTCATCGCACGAGACGAAAACCAGCATCTTGCAATTACTCAAAACATCCTCAACAAATGGAGTCAAGGAGATGACCCAGAAATGGCAGAAATTGCAAAAGAGGAGGAAGAATGGGTAATTAATGCTTTTCAAAATTGCGTTGAAGAAGAAAAAAGATGGGCAGAGTATCTATTTAAAGATGGTTCAATGATTGGACTTAATGATAAACTACTACATCAGTATGTGGAATGGATTGCAAATCGTAGAATGAAATCAATTGGCATCAAACCAATTTATAATATTCCTGCTAAAAATAATCCACTTCCCTGGACTGAGCACTGGATTTCTTCTAAAGGTCTTCAGGTTGCACCACAAGAAACAGAAGTTGAGTCTTATGTTGTTGGTGGTATTAAGCAAGACATGAAGAAGGATGCATTCTCTGGTTTTCAACTATAAAAACAACTAAATAGTTGAAAACCATTGTGTATTGGTATGTCTACTGTAAACGATATTGCTAATTTATATAAGATTATTTCTGAAGAGGTTACCCCATCAGAAAAAAGGGTAATGAAACCTGACCATAGAAATCCTAAGGGTAAGGCAGAAAAACCTAGAGGTGGGGATCCTCGGTCAAAAGAAGAGATAGATGAAGCAAGTTTTGACATTGGACCAGGGCACAAAGGTGCTATGAGAGGTAGTAAAATTTATAATAAAGGAAAGAGTACAACTAATCCTAATGAAAAAGATGCGTTCTTAAAGAAATCTGGAGCACAACTTCCTCCTCTAGTTAAAAAGAAACCATCAATGCAAATGTCTGGTTATGAACCAGAAGGTGAAAACCTTGACGAAGTTATTGGTGGTCGTCCTGGTGACGGATATATTGGGCATCCAAATCTCAATATCAAAAATCCACTTGCGAAAAAACAAGTAAAATCACCAACAGGAAATAAAGGATTGGCAGGTAGACTTGGTGATAGAAATATGAGACTTAAGCAAATGATGAATCAGTCATTTGAATCAGAAGGTGATGATATTCAAGAAAGGGAAGAATCAAATATTGGTGGTGGCAATTTAAAGAAACTCTCAGTAAAAGCATCAAAGAGAATTGATACTAATGTTTCTGGTTTTGTAGATAAGAATGACAAGTCTATGGGTAACTATGGTGAGTTTGTCCCTTCCGTAGATGGTAAGAAAAAAATAGTAACTAAAATTGGTGAAGGAGCAGAAGAACAAAAGTTCTGTCCTTTCTGCAACAAGACAGAAACAAAGTCCGAGTGTTCATATGGTCCAGAAGTATGGGAGAAGTCTGGAATTCCTATGTTCTCTGCAAAAATATATGAAGCAAAAGAACGTGGTATGTCACACGATGACACATATGATATGATGAGTAATCATCAATATTCCAAGAAACAATTATGGGATATGCAAAAGAAAGCAACGCAACGTGGAGATCATGGTGTTGCTTCTGGCATTTATTCACGTTGGAAAGAAATGAAGAATGAGGACTTTGTTTCTGAAAGAGCATTGGATGATGCTGAAAAGAATGAGAAAGAAAGAATTGTTAAGGGTCTTAAAAAACGTGCCAGTGATTTTAAAAAGAAATATGGTGATGATTATAAGTCAGTAATGTATGCCACTGCTACTAAAACAGCAAAGAAAAATATGGACACATCAAAGTCTGATGCTCGTTATGCAGTAGAAGAAGTTGATTACATTGAAGAGAAGGCAAGAGGAACAAGGAAAAAGTCTACAGTTCATGCATATGATGTAGATGAAACATTATTTTCGCATGGTAAAAAAGGAAAACCAAATGTAAAAGTCCATGTAAATGATTCAAGTGGAAAGAGAGTAAAGAGTTTAAGTAACCAGGAATTCAATACTCATAAATTAGACAAAGGACATAAGTATGATTTTGGTGAATTCTCAAGTGCTAAAAAGTTCAAAGAGACTTCATCACCAAATAAAAAAGTAGTTAAAGATATTAAGAGAAAGATTTCTAGGGGAAAGAACGTTCATTTAGTTACTGCTCGTTCTAAGTTTGATAAACCAGATGAGTTTCATGGACATCTCAAGAAGCATGGAATTAATGTTGACAAGAAGAATATTCACTATACTGGTGGTATGAGTAAAGGATCAAATAAAAATCTTGATGTTGGTAAGAAGAAAGTAAAGGTTGCTGATGCTATTGCTAAAAAGGCAGATGCAAAGAAAGTGCATATGTATGATGATGCAGCAAAAGTCCATAAGGGGTTTGAAGCAGCAAAGAAAGATAAGCCAACTTCGATGAAGTATAAGACACAAATGGCTGCACCAGATAAGAAAACTGGTGAAACAAAAATTCGTTCTTACCAAGCAACTAAGAAAGAAGAAACCGCATATGATTACTGGAAACAATTTTTACCAGAATCTCCAGAATTAGATAGAGAAATATCAGGACAGCAATCAAAGTATGGTGGTAAATTTGTTAAATCAACTGCAAGACCACGTTCGCATCCAGCATTACCAACTGCAGGACGAGGTGGACAAGCATCATTTAAAGCAGGTGGGGGTAATGCTGCAATGGCAAAAAGACCCGGAATAAGTGCTGCTATGGTACAAAAGCAAGGTATGCAGAATCTTAGAAGAAAGAGGGTGATGGATGCTTCAGTAAAACAAACACCACCAGCAGCAAATGTATCAGTATCTAAACCAAAAACAATTGCTTCCAAATCTGGTGCTGGTGGTAAAGTTACTGTAGGTAAAAAATATGCAGCAACTCTTGGTGGTAAAAAAGGTAATGTGACTTATGATGCCTCCGGTAAGAAGTCATTTACTGCTTCTCTTTGATTTTCTTCGTGGGACACATGTAAATCCTTAAAAATACTTATATACTAAATATAAGTATATAACGGTTGTTACTACTTTCCCGGTAAGAAAATGAAGAAGGAAGATTTAAGTGCGTTACAAAATCTATATACAGGTATTTTTACTGAAGATTCTGAGCCATCTGTAACGGATAAGCCAACAACGGCAAAAACTATTACAGACGGTCTTGGTATCTATGAAAATCGTATCAAGTCTACAGGATCACCTGCTCCTCAAAAGCAAGTTACTTTAAGTGAAGACTTACAAGTAGTAACACAAATAACATCGTCTACCCCATCAACAACACCACTTAAGTCTTCTGGTGGACTTCTTGGTAATTCTGAGTGGGGTTCGGTATCAACAGTTAATGATATTTCCGAATTATACTCCTCAATGTATGAGGAGAAGAAGGAAGACCAGGATAAGGATGGTGATAACGACTTTGATGATGTTCGTATCGCAAGAATGATTGCTTCTGGTATGTCCAAAGAAGAAGCAATGAGAAAAGTTAAAGAAGATCCAAAAGGTGATGATGACAAGGAAGAGGGCATTGATGAAGCAATGCGTCCTGGTCCTCGTCAAAAAGCAATGAGAGAAAAGACCTTCCAGACAATTAAGAAGGGTGGTGGAAAGTATAAGTCTACTGACCGTGCGATTGCACACAATGTTGGAGTTCGTGGTGATGTAAGTCCTGGAGACCCAGACATCAAGTCAAGAGGTGGTAGTGGTGTCAAGAAAGATAAGGGAATGGGTTATGGTGATAGAGGTGCCGGAAACAAAGCACGTCGTCGTGCTGGTGACGAACCAATGAGAGGTGATACTCGTAAAATGAAGGAAAGCAAAGAACTAAATAAAGAAGATACTGAATACAATAACGGGAGTATTTCAGAAATGGCTCAAGAAGAATTAATTTACAACATCGTCGCATCATATCTTCTAGAAAATAGTTTTGCAGAAGATATCAATGACGCAAACTCAATGATGGAAGCAATGTCTTCTGCTTGGGTAGGAACAATCCTTGAAGAGTATAACGAGTATGTAGAAGATTACAACGTATTTGTTGAAAATCTCGAAATTGCTGGTTATGATCTTACCGAAGCAACCGATGAAGACATCGAAGAAGCATATAAAGATGTCGATAAGAAAAAAGCAGTAGAGAAAGCTGCTAACAAAGAGAAAGCATCAAAGAACATTGAAAAGTTCACTAAGTTTAGAGCAAAGGGTATATCCCAATCAAATAAACTCAGAGGTTCTATTACAGGTGGACGTTCAGCAGACCGTCCAGCAGTCAAAGGTGATAAGGAGACTCAAGAGAAGGGTGGATATAACCCAGAGAAGCTCAATAAGGATTGGTATTCTAGAGCAACACCCGAATCAAAAATGAGAAGAAAGGGTGGAGAGATGGAAACCGTCTCCCAGAGAATGGACAGAGAGCATCCTTACAAGAATAGAATGACTGGTAAGATGGGTAGAGAGTTTGGTACTCGTTCTGCTGCTAATGTCACCGACGTACTGAAGGCATTAGAAGGAAATCGTAAGAAGAAGTAAAGTCATTAAAGATTAAGATTTAAAACACCCTCTTGACAGGGTGTTTTTTTATGTGTAAAATTACTCTGTGGAGTTTCAAAGTTATATTATAACTCTAAATAGCTCCAGATGACTATACTATATGAGCTATGAAAATCCCTGGATATTTTTGGAGAGACCTTTTACTTCTGACGATGTTTTGGACAACTATGGTTTTGTTTATCTCATTACCAATCTCACCAACCAACGACAGTACATTGGGAGAAAGTATTTTTGGTCGTTTAGAACTCCAAAGGGGAAGAAACGTAAAGTAAAATCAGAATCCGATTGGAAAAAATATTATGGGTCTTGTCCAGAATTAAAGGAGGATGTGAAACAATTTGGAAAAGAAAATTTCAAAAGACAAATTCTTTCTTTACATGAAACAAAAGGAAAAACAAATTATGAAGAGACCCGACAATTATTTGTAAATAATGTTTTGATTGAAACTCTTGACAATAATAACCCAAAGTATTATAATTCTAATATTCTTGGACGTTATTACAGAAAGGATTATTTTCATGAACAATCAAAAGACTGATGCTATCTGTAATAACATAATAGATAAATATATTGATCGTATGAATCAACTTTGTGATGAGAACAGAGTTGCTGATGCAATCTGTGTTTATGATGAAATCAAAGACTGGGTAGTTCAAAAAGAGAATCTTGATTGTCTGATGTTAGATTATCTTGAGGATTGCTAATCCACTGCGGGTGTGGTGTAGCGGTAACATGTGAGCCTTCCAAGCTTTTGTCACGGGTTCGATCCCCGTCACCCGCTTTTTATATAAACAATATGTCTGATATTAGTAAGGTAAAAGTATTTGAAAATAGGTTTCCAGTAGCAAAAAAAGTTATTTGGGATGATGCTGTAAAGAAAGTCAACTTTGATGTTGATAATGATGCATTCTATGCTCTAAAAGAAGAAACTGATGTTAATGAAGAAAGAGTTACTATTATTGGTTTAACTAATTATAGAACACCTTCTATTAAAACTGCATATGATTCTGTTTTTTCTGAGTTTCCTATGATTGAGAGTATGTATCTTTACATATCAAAAATAAAAGGTAGTCATTGTTTTGATAGACACAATGACCCAGAGGCAGTTTTACTTGTTCAGTGTATTGGATCAATGTCATATGAATTTGATGATGGTTTAATTCGTACAATAAATCCAGGTGATGCCTTATACATACCTTCAGAAGTCTATCACAATCCAACTGTAAATACCCCTAGAGTTACTATGAGTTTCGGATTACCAGTCGATTACCAAATGGAGCAATGAAATGCTAACTGTAAGATGTAAGGAATGTAGAACTGAGTTAATCAGCAGTAGAAAAATTCAATTTTGTGGATGCTCAAATCAAATGAGTATTGTTGATGATAAAATTGGAGCAGTTGATTTAGACAAAGTTGTAATTGTCACAAACAACTTAGAAAGAAAACTTGATAGTCATTTCTCTAAAGAGGAACTTGCATATCAAGAAAATAGACGTAGAAGAAAAGTTAAAAGACTTGAGTTTGAAGAAAGGTAAAATTTAATATTTTCTTCAAAAATATAATGAAATAAACATATTAAATACCTATGTAACTTCTTTAATTATTATATATTATAATGTATCTAAAGAACTTACATGGATAATCACACCTACGATAATTGGGTGAAAGTAAAACTTACTTTTGAAGAATCCGGTAATACCGATAATATGTTTTATAAAAGAGCATGTGCTATAGTTCAAAATGGAAAAGATCCTTTATCTGAATATTTGGGGGATAATAAAAAATGAATCCAGTAATTTTAATCGGTTGCTTTATACCACTGGTTATTATTTTTATAGTAATGAAACTTGCTGTGTGGGTGTCTGCTGTTAATTCGGAAAACGATTATGTCGGAAAAGAACCTTTCAGGGAACGAGGACCATATGTGGCAGACCCATATGCAGACGTTGATGACGAGGAAGAAGAATTTACAGATCGCACAGACTATAGATGATGCTTTGTATGAATATTATGTTGTGGAACAGGGTAAACCTGTTCCAAACTGGAGGTATATAAAAGATGCTGACTGGTGGATGGAATATTTAAAAAGTTTAGGAATGAATCCGAGGAACCCATGAATGACTTTTTTGATTACATAAAACAAGATGCTATCAATCTAACTAAGGTGCATAGATGGATGACTGTATCTGAGGCAGAACTTTTAATTTATGATGCATTTATTAGACGTAGGCATACTGATAGGAATAGTGGATGGACTACGGTAATGAATAGAATTAAACCAGAGTATGCTAGATATCAGATGATGACTGAGAAATACTTGAGAAAAAGAATAGAAATTGCAAAAAGAAATAGAGAAAAAAACTCCTAGACATTTTTCTTAAATTGTGCTATACTATTTGAGTGCTAAACTAGGTTTTATGATAAATAAACCAACCATTGAATTTTACTCTGTGGAACACTGGCAAGAGAATTGGGAATCTTTGATAGAAAGGGTTGAGGATGGAGAGACAATAGGTGTAGAGAATAAAAATGGAGAAAGAGCAGTAATGATACCTGCAGATGATGAACTAATTAGGATGTATGTAGATTTAAATAATGAAGGTCCCTGAAGCATATAAGTTTATATCTGATAATAGGAAACCTATTATTGTAAAACATAGTAATATATGTTATCCACCACCACATAAAGATTTTATAGAAAGAGTTGACACAAAATATCCAGGAATTATAATAGATTTTGAAAATGGATATTATCTTTTAGAAGATGGATGTCATCGAATTGGTAAATTACAAAAAGAAGGTATTTACGAATCATTATTTTATGTAGTGACAATTCCAGAATACAAAAATGGAATTGTAAAAATGTATATTACCGAAACAAACCAAGTTGTTTCACTTGGTGAATGGAATCACAATTCACTTGACTTACTTAAGCATAAGTAGTAAGATATACATCTGCTTCCTTAGCAATCTGGTGAATGCAGCAAACTCATAATTTGCCTAAGGTGAGTTCGATCCTCACAGGAAGCATGGTCTCGGATAGACCTTAAACTTGCCCTGGTCGGGAACCCCCTTCATACGAAAAAAAAACTATGTCAAACATAGAAACTAATGGGTTTAAGTAATTTGTTTTCAACTCCAATATACATGGAGAAAGTAACTGAAAATTGCAGAAAGAGTATATCAAGTGAATTATATGAAAAATTTAATTCACTTGAATTAAAACAAAACGTAAATACTTTTAATCCGTTAACATCACATGATGTTACAGTCGGTAGTGATGGGACATTATTTTCTAGCAATATATTGACAGGATGTAATAAATTTAATACTTTTTTGCATTATTCTGTTGAGCAATATTTCAAATCACTGGGTTTTCCAAATTTTGATTTTATTGTAACTGAATCTTGGTTTACATGTACAACTAAAGGTAAACATGCACCTGTACATAGTCATGGAAACTCTGATATTTCAGGAGTATTTTATTTGAAGACAAATAAAAAGGATGGTAATCTTGTTTTGAAAAATCCATTTACATTTACAAATGGAAATTTTATTTATTTTCTTCACAATCATAATAATTCTCAGCAAGAACTTCCACTTGAGGAGGGATTGCTAATATTATGGCCATCAGTTCTTGAGCATAGTACATATGTAAATGAAACTTCCAATGATAGAATTAGTTTAAGTTTTAACATTTCTATCTCTAGGTATCCGTTTACCTTTGAAACTACTAAAGAACAATCTTTAAATAAACCTATTGGTATTTTATCCCCGTAAGATAAGGGAGTTTAATAATTCTTGCTGGTGCGGGTGATTACGTTGCCGCCTGGTTTCTATGTTCCAGATAAAGACATAGTGGTGGAGCTTAATAATAGAACCCTTCCGTGTGGTTGTTTTCCTGTTTATCAACTAAAATAATAAAACAGGTGGCGAGCCTGTATAAAAATATTAAAGGGAGGTTTACAAAACCTCCCTTTTTTAGTATAATATATACTACGTATTATCAGATTTTTTGATCAAAAAATGAGTGAATATAAGAAGACGGCACTTGTGTTGGGTGCTGGTGGATTTATCGGAAGTCATATGGTTAGACGACTTCGTTCTGAAGGTTATTGGGTGAGAGGTGTAGACCTTAAGCGTCCAGAGTTTTCTGAAACTGAAGCAAACGAATTCGTTCAGGGTAATCTCTGTGATGTAGATTTTGTCAGTCGTGTCCTAGAGTATAAGGGTGAACGAGGCAACTTTTATAATTCAGTTCCTCATCGTTACATTCAACCATTCGATGAGATCTATCAGTTTGCTGCTGATATGGGTGGTGCGGGATTTGTATTCACTGGTGAGAATGATGCAGACATCATGCATAATTCTGTTAGTATTAATCTAAATGTTCTTGAAGAGCAACGTAAATTAAATGAAAGATGTGAAAAAAACGATACTAAAATTTTCTATTCTGGTTCTGCTTGCATGTATCCTGAGCATAACCAACTTGATCCCAATAATCCTGATTGTAGGGAGTCTTCTGCTTATCCTGCCAATCCAGACTCTGAATATGGTTGGGAGAAACTGTTTAGTGAACGTTTATATTTTGCTTTCAATCGCAACTACGGCATTCCTGTTCGTGTTGCTAGATATCATAACATTTTTGGACCAGAGGGAACCTGGGAAGGAGGAAGGGAAAAAGCTCCTGCTGCGATATGTCGGAAAGTGGCATATCTACCGAGTGAAGGAGGTGCTATCGAAGTATGGGGAGACGGAGAGCAAACAAGATCCTTCCTCTTCATTGATGAGTGCATCGAAGCAACCAGAAGACTGATGGATAGTGACTTCATGGGACCAGTAAATATTGGTTCAGAGGAGATGGTAACTATTAATCAACTTGTAGAAATTGCTGCTGAAGTTGCAGAAAAAGAAGTTTCTAAAATTCATATTGATGGACCTCTGGGGGTTCGTGGACGTAACTCTAATAACGACTTGATTCGTGATAATCTTGGATGGGATTATGCACAAACTCTTGAGGAGGGAATTTCTAAGACATATTCCTGGATTCAAGAACAGGTTTTTTATAAGACACTGGAGGATTCTAATGCCTAGTTGGAGACGCAGTATTATGGACATTGTTATCAATGACTATAATACTTTTGATAAAGATGATTTGAGGAACTACGATATATACGAATTTGGTGTTTTTCGTGGTGATTCCATGGTTGAACTTGCAGGCATTCTTAATAAACATAAGATCGAAGTAAATAAATTTCATGGTTTTGATGTTTTTAGTGGTATGCCTAAAGAAACTGCTGAACCTATTTTTCAGGACTCATGGAATCCAGATATTCTTCCTGATGAATTTAATGTGATGACTTATGATGAGACTCTTAAAACACCAGAAGATTGTGCTGAGGTTGTGAGAACAAAAACACAAAGTGTTTTTGACAATAAAGATAGTATTACAAAAGTAAATGTTGTTGCTGGACTGGTTGAAGAAACACTATCAAAACAAGAAGATTTGAAACCAGCATTCTATGTTGATTTTGATTTGGATATTTACTCTCCAACAAAATATGCGTTTAATTACTTGATGGAAAATAAACTAATTGTTCCTGGGACAATTATAGGTTATGATGATTGGGGTGGGACTCCAGATTTTGATACTTTTAAGTATGGTGAATCTAGAGCACACAAAGAAATCATTGATGAGTGGGGAATTAAGATGACCAAACTATTGCAGAATGGTAATGCATATCCCCATGTTCAAACCGTATGGATTGTTCAGGAGGTATGATGACTACACTAGTTTATGTTGGTGCAAATGTTGGTCATTCCTTAGGACAAATTGCTGGTAATTTCGATAAAGTTTATGCGTTTGAACCAGACCCAGAAATGTTTGAATCTCTTTCTAGCAGGTATTCAAACAATCCCAAGTTTACTCTTGTGAATGCTGCTTGTTCATTAGAAGATGGAGAAGCAAATTTCTATGTAACTGGTAATAGAGTTGCTAGTAGTCTTGGTGATGGTATCCAGGAGTTCAAAGACTTTCATGGTTACAATGCTGAAGTCATCAAAGAGATTTCTGTAAAAACAATTAATCTTTCAGATTACTTAAAGAAAGAAGGTGTAGAGGTTATTAATCTTTATTATTCAGATTGTCAAGGTAGTGACCTAAATGTTCTTACAACCCTAAAAGAGTGGGTTGACGGAGGAAACATTGGTGAGTTATTTTTAGAGACCCATGGTAATAAACAAAATATATACCATGGACTTGAAAATAGACTTGCTGGATTCAAGGAACTTCTATCAGAAAACTTTGAACTTGTTCATGCAAGTCTAGGTTGCCATAATGGTAAAATCGTTACCGAAGAAAATATTCCACCAGAAGATCCAGAGTTTGATTGCTACTGGAGACTGAAAGGTGAAGACCCTGGTGTGGGTGAATCATTAACTGCGTGAGGAAATTATGAAAATTTTAAATTTAGGTTCTAGTGGACAGATTGGTGCATACCTTTCTGAATATCTTCGTAGGAAAGGACATGAGGTAATCGAATTTGACAAGAATCGACACCCTGGAGAAGATTTGTGTCAAATTCCAAATATTAATCTTGAGAGAGCAATTAAGGAATGTGATTTTTGTTTCTTTCTTGCTTTTGATGTTGGTGGTTCTCGATATCTGAAAAAGTATCAACATACTTTTCAGTTTATAGATAATAATACTAGACTGATGGCACAAACATTTGGTCTTTTGGAAAAGTATAATAAGAGATTTGTCTTTGCATCATCCCAGATGAGTAACATGAGTTACTCTCCTTATGGTGTGATGAAGAGAGTTGGTGAACTTTATACCACTGCACTTAAAGGACTGACTGTTAAGTTCTGGAACGTGTATGGTATCGAGAATGATCATGAAAAAGCACATGTAATTACGGATTTCATCAAGAAAGGATTTGAACTTGGTGAGTTTGAGATGATGACTGATGGTACTGAAGAACGTCAGTTCCTTTATGCTGAGGACTGCTGTGAAGCACTAGAAACCATTATGGAATGCTATACACAGTTTAAACCAGAAGACCCACTCCATATTACTTCTTTCAATACATCTAGTATTAAAGAAGTTTCACAAATCATTATGGGTCAATTTAATCTCATTAACAGACCAGTAAAAATTAATGCTGGACTTGCTAAAGATAGTGTTCAGATGGATAAGAGAAACGAAGCAGATAACTATATCCAAGGTTGGTGGTTACCAAAAACAAACCTCCAAACTGGAATTGCTAACGTATTTAATGAAATGAAAAAGGAGTATGGTTACGAATGAAATTTGAAGTTACTGTCGAAGACTACAAAGTAGCAGGTGAAGAGTTTTGGCCAAAGTATTGGTATGTTGCCAAAGAACTTGGTGAAGGTGCTAAAGCAGAAGACATCCTTAAAATTATGGAATCTCTTGCTGGTGTAGCTATGAAAAAAAAAGTAGAAAATAAAATTGGTCCATTTGGTTTCAATAAGAAAAAGGACGAGGGAGATGAGCAAGTTCAAGATTAATCTTTATTGTAATGATAGATTAGAACCGTCATCTTCAGATAAAAATAACCAAAAATTTACTGATTGGGCATATGATGGTTCTGGTGAAATTGATTTCTATGTAAATCAAAGAGCACTGGAACCTTTTTCTAAGGTGAATGATAAACCAACTTATATTTGGTTGTTAGAATCAAAACAAATTATTCAACCGTATTATGATTGGATTATTGCAAACTATGACTTTGTTGCTTCCAGAGTGGAAGGTATTATTAGTTGCGATAAAGAACTCTGTGAAAAGTACCCAAAGTTCATATACTCGGTAACTAATGCTGCACCTTGGGTAATCGATAGGCAAATCTTTGAAAAGACAAAACTTGTCTCGATGATTTCTTCTAATAAGAGAATGATTCCAGGGCACTTGAAAAGACTTCAGTTTGTTGATAAGTTTAAGTCTAAAGTTGACCTTTATGGTCGTGGATTTCAGGAGATTGAATGTAAGGAGGATGGCCTCCGGGATTACATGTTTTCAATTGCAGTAGAGAATGCTGTCTATGATACATACTTTACAGAGAAACTTACGGATTGTTTTGCGACAGGGACAATTCCTATCTTCTACGGGTGTAGGGGAGTTACAGAGTATTTCAATGAGGATGGTATTATATTCTTAGATGATGACTTTGATGTTTCTACGTTGACTGAAGAACTTTATTATTCCAAAATGGATGCGATAAAGGATAATTATCAACGTTCACTGGAGTTTCCAGTTGCTGAAGACTATATCTATACTAATTATTTTAAATGAGTTACGAATATTTCAGAAAAAACAAAGTCCAAGTTGATGGAGTTATTCATGTTGGAGCACATCGTGGTGAAGAGATTTATGATTACGAAAATCTCGGAGCAAAAACTGTAATCTGGATTGAACCAAACCCTGATGTATTTGATGAATTGGCAGTTTATCTTGAACGTGCTGAGTCTTCAGTGGAGTCTATGGGGTTCTGTGTTGCTGCTAGTGATACCGATGCAGGGGAAGTTGACTTTCATATTTGTTATGGACCAGATGCTGGTTATTTGACAGGTAATAAGGGTTGTTCTTCTCTTCTTGAACCTGGAAGTGAGCAGATGAGGGAATGGCATCAAAAGACAATTAAAGTGGAGTCAGTTCGACTTGATACTTTGATGAAAAATAATGATCTTTCATTTGGTGATTATCAGATTCTTGACATGGATACACAGGGAGCAGAACTTATGGTTCTTCGTGGGTCAGATGAAGTCTTAAAGCATGTTAAGTATGTTACCAGTGAGGCAACATGGAGTAATCCAGATTATATCGGTGGTGTTATGTTTGATGAACTTTCCGAATATCTTGGAAAGTATGGATTCGAGCATGAAGAAACTTTCAAACATACTGATGATTGGGGTGATGCGTTATTTGTTAAGAGGGAAAACTAAATGACTATTTACTACAATCGACTTGGTTCAAATGGTAGACTTGGGAATCAGATGTTCCAGTATGCTGGTCTACGTGGACTTGCTGCCCATAAAGGATATGAGTGGGCAATCCCACCCGAAGATGCTGAGTCTACATGTAACTATGGACTTCTCGAATGCTTCAAGATGTCTACATTAAAAAAAGAAAATCTATCATTTTCTCCTCAAAAATTTAATACTATCAGGACAGAACAATTTAACTTTGATAAAAGTTTTTTTGATACATGCCAAGACAATGTAAATATTGATTCTTATTTTCAAACTGAAAAGTATTTTACTAATGTAGAAGAAGATATAAGAAAGGATTTTGAATTTAATGATAATATCTATAATGATTGTAAAGAAATTATAGATGAAGTCGGAGATTGTATCTTCATTCATATTCGCAGAGGTGACTATGTTGCTACTCCAGACCACCACCCAACTTTGAATGAAGAATATTATACAGAAGCACTTACTCATTTTGATAGTGAAATTCCTGTTCTCGTTTTTTCTGATGATTTGAAATGGTGTAATGAACAAAAGTTTTTGGAAGGAGATAGATTTTTGATTTCTGAAAATCATGTAAAATACCCTAACTCAATTAAACTTGGTGATGGTTCTTTCCAACAATCACTGGTTCCTTATTGGGATTTGTGCTTGATGACTATGTGCAAAGGTGCTATAATTGCAAATAGTTCTATGAGTTGGTGGGGTGCATGGCTGCAGAACAATTCTGGTAAAGTTATTGCACCAAAAACATGGTTAGGTAAAGCATATTCCCATTATGATATGAGTGACATTACACCAGAACGGTGGGTAAAAATTTAAATTTATAGGAGAACAATGGCAGCATCATTAACGGTAGAAGATTTAAATAAGTATTCTGAAGTTCTTTCTGAACATATTGAAGATATTAATCAGTATTCAACTATGGTTGAAACTGGTACTTCATGGGGAGGAACTATTCAATCAATTAATCAATATTTTCAAAAGATTTGGACAGTAGAAATTGCACCAAATCTTTATGAAATGGCACAACGAATTACTGCTCCACTTGAGCATGTTACTCATGTTCAGGGAGATAGTTTAGTTGAAGTTCCCAATTATCTTAAAACTTTGACTAAAGAAGATAAAGTTTTTTTCTGGTTGGATGCACATTATTCTGGTGGTGATACATCAAAGAATCATCTAGATTGTCCAGTTATTGAAGAATGTGTTCTCATTGATAAAGACTATGTTGCTGATAGTGCAGTAATTGCTATTGATGACTACCGTCTTTTTGAAACTGTAGAGCATGGAGACTGGTCATTTGTAAATGATGATGCTGTAAAGAATTCTTTTGATAATTTTAATATTGTACATATAAGTGAAGTTGATGACAGACTTCTTCTTTATATTGAACGAAAGGATGGTGAATGATGCTTAGTTTTAATAAACTTGGTAAGTCTGGTCGTCTTGGCAATCAGATGTTTCAATATGCAGCACTAAGAGGTATTGCTGCTAATCATGGATTTGATTGGGTTATTCCTCCTCCAGAAGATGGTGGTATTGGTGACTTTGGTGAAGAAAATAATTACTGTATGTTTGATACCTTTAATATGGTTCATGCAACAGAAGAACACTTAGGAATTCAAGACACAAAACAGTGGGCAGTATGGAAAGAATTTCATTTCCATCAAGAACTTTTTGATAAGTGTCCAGATAATACTAATCTTGATGGGTACTTTCAATCTGAAAAGTATTTCAAGAACATTGAGCAAGAGATTCGTCAAGACTTTGAGTTTCAAGATGAAATACTTGCACCATGTAAAGAGATGATTAACTCACTTGGTGAGGGACGTAAGATTGCTCTTCATATCCGTAGAGGTGATCCAAAACTTTCTTGGGCATATGTGAATCTTCAAAATGCTCATCCACTTCAAACATGGAATTATTATGAAAAAGCACTTGCTGAATTTCCTGATGATATTCCTGTTATTGTATTCTCTGATGTTATTGAGTGGTGTAAGGAGCAAGAATTCTTCAAACCAGACAGATTTATCCTTTCTGAAACTACCGACGAATTTTCTGATGGTCAACGAGTTCCCTGGACTGATCTTTGTTTGATGTCACTTTGTACTGATGCAATCATTGCTAATTCTTCATTCTCTTGGTGGGGTGCTTGGCTGATGAATAATGAAGATAAAAAAATTATTTCCCCTAAGAAGTGGTTTGGAAAACAGTTTTCTCATTATGATATGAGTAATCTGATTCCTGAGGGTTGGATTGAAATTATGGATGAGAGTTGATATGGATTTATCTTTTATTATTCCTATTCGTATTGAGTCTAAAGATAGACTTATGAATGCTATTACAACAATAAGTTATCTTTTGAATGTAGTTCCAGAAGCACAGGTATATGTTAAAGAAGTTGATAGTCAATCAATTTTTTCTGAAAGGGCATTACCAGAAATTAAAAAGGTAGCAAATACTGATAAGTTGGTTCATTTGTTTCAGGTAAGTGAACCAGAATCTCTATTTCATAGAACAAAATATATTAATGACTTGTTTATGGAAACTACCAGTAAGGTAGTCTGGCATTATGATATTGATGTTTTATTTCCTTTATCTACTTACAAAGCAACTTATGATGCAATTGTAGATGGTGGATATGATTTCATGTATCCATTTGGATGTGGTGTCTATCAGAATGCTGTTAAGTATACTGATGAACTTTGCAACAAGTTTATTATGAGTGGATATAATCTTGAACTTCTTGAAGAACATTCTTTTAGACTTGCGTCTACTGTTGGATTTTCTCAAGTATTCAATAGAGAATCATATATTAGTTTTGGTATGATGAATGAAAACTTTATGTCATGGGGATGTGAAGATTGTGAGTTGTATTATAGAATGATGGAACTTGGTTATAAAGTTGGTAGAATTAATAATGATGTATATCATTTAGAACACTCTAGAACTTTTAATTCACATTATCATAACCCCCAGTTTCAATCTAATAACAGACTGTGGGAATGGTTTAGGTATCAAGGAAGAGAATCTATTCTTGCTTATTATGGAAATCAAGACTACCTCAAAGAAAGATTGAAATGATGGATTTAACTTTTATGATTCCATGTAAATTGGAATCAGCAGACAGAATCAGAAATTTAACAACTGTAATTTGTTTTTTGCTTTCAAACTTTGATGCAAAAATTTCAGTTAAGGAATATGATAAGACTCAAAATTTTGAGTCTACTATTCTTCCTTTTTTGAAACGTAAATTTAAAAATCTTGACAACTTAAACTATTCTTTCTTAGAACAAACTACGGACTTTTTTCATAAAACAAGAGTCCTAAATGAATTATTAATTGAATCTGATACTGATGTTGTTTGTAATTATGATACAGATGTAATACTTCCTATTGATTCAATTAATAAATCATATGAAGCAATTAAGAATGATGTTGTTGATGCTGTATATCCATATGGAGTTGGTGCATATCAAAAAGCAGTAAAGTATTCACCTGAATTGTTTGAAAACTTTACTACTTCTAAAATGGTGAATATTGATGTATTTCAACTTCAAGAGTATTCAACTACAAGTAGTTCTACAATTGGTTGGTGTCAGTTTATTCGCAGGAAAAATTATATAAATTCATTCATGATGAATGAAAACTTTGCTGCGTGGGGACCAGAAGATTGTGAACTTTTTTACCGACTAAATGTTATGGGTAATAGAGTTGGTAGAGTAAACAATTATGTTTACCATTTAGAACACACTCGTAGTACTGACTCTTGGTTTTCAAATCCATTGTGGCAACAAAATGTTCAACTATGGGAATGGATTAGGAGACAAGATAAAGAAACTTTGATAGAATATTACAAAAAACAAGATTACATAAAGGGGAAAAATTAAATGCTTGCTTTTAATCAAATGGGAAATGCAGGACGTTTGGGTAACCAAATGTTCCAATATGCAGCAGTGAAAGGCATTGCTAGAAACAAAGGTTATGAGTGGTGCATTCCACCTTTCACTGATTTTAGGCATGACAATTATAGTCTTGCTAGCTGCTTTAAACTTGGGAGCATGTCTGATTGCAATCAGTTTGTTCTTGATAGGGGTAATGCACCAGTTGTAGTTGAACGGTATTTCCATTTTGATGAGGAACTATACCAACTTTGTCCTAATGATGTATCTCTTTATGGATTTTTCCAGACAGAGAAATACTTCAAAGGTATAGAGAATGAGATTCGTAGTGACTTTACTTTCCATGATTCTATTTTGAATCCATGTAAAGAAATGATTGAGTCTCTTGATGAGGCACCACTATTCCTACATGTTCGTAGAGGTGACCCTAATCTTGTTGATAAGGATGGATTTAAGTGGTCTTATACAGAATGTTCATCTAAGCACCCACCTCAAACTATTGAGTACTATGAGAAGGCACTTGAAACATTTCCAGCAGACAAACCAGTAGTTGTTTGCTCAGATTCTCCTGAGTGGGTTCAGGAGCAAGAATTTTTTAGTGCAGATAGATTCCTTATCTCTGAACCAGAAGATAAGTATCCTGATGGTTCTTATACTCCATATGTAGACCTCTGCTTGATGAGTCTTTGTTCTGGTGCTATTATTGCCAACTCCTCTCTTTCCTGGTGGGGGGCATGGTTGCAAAATGGTCGTGGTCCTGTAGTTGCACCTAAAATGTGGTTTGGTCCCGATTATGCAGATAAGGATACTAAAGATCTTTACTGTGTCGAATGGAATGTTATTTAATAGGAGAAATATATGGATAAAAACAAATCAGCATATAAACTCAAGGGAATTGGTCCAATCTATTATTTGAATCTTGATGGGCAACCAGATAGAAAGGAATATATGGAAGACCAATTTAAATATTGGGAGATTGAAAACTATGAACGTATTTCTGCATACGATGGTAGGGAAGATGATTTAAGTGATATTATAAAAGGACGTTATCCAGAAAAGATGACTTCTGGTGAAATTGGATGTACAACATCTCATTTAAAAGCAATTAAACATTTTCTTGACACATCTGATGCTCCTTATGCTATCATGATGGAGGATGACGTTGATCTTCAAATTGTAAAGCATTGGGATTTTACTTGGAGTCAATTTACATCTCTCGTTCCTTTTGATTGGGACGTTATTCAGTTAGCAATTATTTGTACAGGACCTTTGCATGTTCCTCTTCATAAGAGGTTTGTAAATGACTTTTCAACTGCTTGCTATATGATTACTAGACATCATGCAGAAAAACTGCTAAAATTTCATGTAAGGGATAACAAGTATAAACTTGATAATGGAGTAAAACCCAGAGCAGTTGCCGATGATTTAATTTATAATTCTGGCAATACTTTCTCTGTTCCATTGCTATTGTATAAACTTGCCCTTGGATCATCGATTCATCCCGAACATATTGACATTTTTCATCGTTCGAGTCATGATGGTCTATTGCAGTTCTGGGAACAGAACGGTGCAAACGTAAAGATTACGGATATCATGAATTATGATCCGTATCTTGGAAGAATTACTCAGAGTCCAGAACAAGAAAAACTATCTTCTGGACAATAAGTAAGTTCTATAGTATTATAAATAAATGCGTATGCGACAATGTTAATAATTACAACAATTGTCACATGTGCCAATTTTTCCATAGACGAATTCCGCAAACTTGAACTAGTCCAATGGTAGTTATAATAAACAGAACCACGTCGAGGTTCTTTTCATCTGCGGGTGAGATTCCGCAAGTAAATATTTAAGAGGTAAATTCAATGATTAAATCTGTATTCGCAGCAACTGCTGCTCTGTCCGTTTCAGCTGGTGCAGCATTTGCTGGTCCCTACGTCAACGTCGAAGCAAACTCAGGTTGGACTGGTTCTGATTACTCAGGAACCGCAACTGACCTTCACGTAGGTTACGAAGGAGAACTCGGTGAGAGTGCTTCTTACTACGTTCAGGGTGGTGCTACTCTGGTCAGTCCTGATGGTGCTGAAAGTGATACTGTTCCTTCTGGTAAGGCAGGTCTTGGTCTTGCACTGACCGATGCCCTTGGTGCGTATGGTGAAGTCTCATTCGTCGGTTCTGGTGATTCCGATATCGATCGTGGATACGGTGCTAAGTTGGGTGTCAAGTATTCCTTCTGATTCACTTGACAGTGTGATATGATAAAGGGGTCTACGGACCCCTTTTTTTTATGCTTATGAAAAAAATTTTATACGTACTGGGTCACCCAGTAACTATGGTCAACTTTTCGTTGTTTGGTATGTTACTGGTGATTCAGGTCGTTCATACTAAAGCACACCTTACTTTAGAAACAGACGTTCACGGTCATGTGTTTAGAACACTGAAAAAAAATCCAGAACTAGCAACATCTTCTTGCTATGAGTTGGGTATGACTAGTAAATGAATGAAGAATTTCTTGACAAAACTTTATGTTTCCTATATACTATGTAAAGATTCATTACGGAGTGTAACATGACTGTAACAACAGAAGACGGTGGACGCACAAACATGTATGCCACTGAACCACAAATGTATATTTCTAAGACCGACGCAGAGCGTTATGGATATGAGAGTTATGCAGAGAGAGCCGAGAAACTAAATGGACGCACTGCTATGCTTGGATTTGTTGCTGCTGTTATCTCTTATAGTGTCAGTGGTAGTGTATTTTTCTTTGGTGTCTTCGGATTCTGATTTGTAACGTAGCAAGAAATACTTGACAATGACTCAAATTTTCCTTACAATTACCTCAATTGCCTTCTTTGTTTTGTTGGCATATTCTGTAGAACAATTATCCGAGACTTATTAATGCCTTTTACTATCACATTTCGCACCCCAGATGGAGATGAACAAGAAGTTCCTTGTGAACCTGATCAGTATATTTTAGATGCTGCTGAAGAAGCAGGTCTTGATATGAATTATTCTTGTCGTGCTGGTGCTTGTTCGTCATGTGCTGGTAAAGTAATTTCGGGTACTGTTGATCAATCTGATCAATCCTTTTTGGATGATGACCAGATGGAAGAAGGATTTGTATTGACTTGTGTTGCTTATGCTACAAGTGATTGTGTAATCGCAACTGAGCAAGAAGAAAATCTTTACTGATGAATAAATTTTATCTTTTTTCTAAAAAGTCTTGTGGTCCTTGCAATCTAGTAGACAAATATCTAGATTCAATTAAACTGGATACGAGTATTGTTGAAAAGGTTGATTTGGAAGACTTTAGTGACACTCCGATTCCACAAGAAAATCTTGACCTTGCTAAAAGATATGGGATTTATGCAACTCCTGTTCTTGTAGTTGTGAAAGGTGATGATCTTGATTGTGTCATTGAAGAACAAGTCGGTGGATTAAACATTACTCAAAATATTAAACGACTTGTAGAAAAATATGCATAATTGCAATCAACTCTATGAAGACATGGAGAGATTAAATGCCCTTTACGAAGAACTCTGTTGGGCACATGATGATGAATTAGTATTCACTCATGAAAATGGCAGAGTCATTGTTTACAACAAAACTCAAGAACAAAATGGAACCCCCTCTACTTGAAATTCTCACATATTATGTGATTGGTGGTGCCCTTATCATTGGACCACCTGCAATCTTCCTGATCATTGCTATGATGGGAGCCATCCAAAATACGAAAGGTCGTATGGTTGGATATAAAGACCACAAAGAATATGGTGATAGTTCCATCTATGAGAACTCACCATCAGATCAAACTCAGTTCTATCTTACACTCGGAGAAAACTCATGAACGAAAACGCAGAACGCATTAATGGATGGGCAGCAATGATTGGAGTCATTGCCGCAATGGGTGCTTACGCATCTACAGGACAAATCATTCCAGGTATTTGGTAAATGTTATTGTTAGCATCTATCCTTTTGGGAAGCTTTATTATTGGAGCAGTACTCTCGGACGGAGGTGCTGATGATGATGACCATTTTGATGGTGGTATGTTGATACCCGCACAAATACCAAGTCACTGACTGACAAAAAAGACTTTGCTCTATATACTGAGTAGAGTCTTTTTTATTGTATGCCAAAGAACCAATTGAACAAGGATGAATTATTATGTCATGTTCTTAAACTCAAGCATGAAGTTGATAATGAATCAAAAGCAGTGTGGCAAAAAGAAAAGGACTTAGCACATAAGTATCTTAATAGAGTATTGGATAGAATTAGTGAATATCGTTATTGATGATACAATTATTCCATAATAAATAATAACATCCCAAAAATGGGAAGTCAGCCAAGAAAAACTTAGTGAGTGTATTAAATAACTTAATTTTTTTATAGTAAGTTTTTTGTTGGATATAAATCTCATGGTATGTACTTAACAAGAGAAGTCCTAATCAAAACCATTGTTGCTGAAGAAATGAAAGACAATAGTGGTTCAGATTATGTTCAAAACTTAAAGGATGCCTATCATCGGTGGGAACATCAATCAAGTGAAATATTATGTACCCACTATAATAAGATACGACAATCAGATATTACGGTAGAGTCACTGCTACCTTGACAATTTAAAAATATAGTAATAGGATAATAATCCTTTGAGACGTATATGATTAAAACATTATTAATTACAGCTACACTAGCATCACTTTCTGCTTCAGCATCTCCCAGTCTTCCCATTACTACTTTAGTGGAAGATGTTGAAGTACCAACCATTGAGGTTGTGCCTCAGTGGCAGTGCCCTACCTGCACCCCTGAAGAACAGTATGTTTTAGAACAACTACAAGAATATACACTTATCACTGATCGTAATGCACTAGCAACAATCATGGGTAATATTCAGCAAGAATCAAAGTTCATCTCTAACATTTGTGAGGGTGGTGCCCGTGTCTCCTATATTGAATGTAAGGTTGGTGGATATGGTTTGATCCAGTGGACTAGTATTGGACGTTACAAGGGTCTTGGAAACTTCTGTGCCAAATATAAATGTGATCCAAGCAGTCTGGAAGGTCAGACTCGGTGGATGATTAACGAACCTATCTTCCAAAAAGTCCTTCCACAGTTTGAAGGCAGTGGACAAACTGTATCTTACTACATGAAACCTGCTTACTACTGGTTGGGATGGGGCATCAAAGGCAACCGTGAAATCTATGCATATGACTACACTAAAAAAATGATACGAGTAGCATAAAAATATTTTTATGCTACTCTATATAACGTAAGGAATATATTTTTTTATTATGTCCGAGTTCCCAAAAGACTGGAGATATGCTGATGACCGTATGCAATTACGTGCTGCAGTATTTCGTGCTCTAAGTCATCATTTAGAAGACCACTGTCGTGCAGTATATGAATTTTGTCATGACTGGGTGAGTCAAGGTAATACAAACACAAACAATATTGAAGCAAAATTTCAAACTTATTTGAAGGAGACACATGATGAAAAGGTTTACAAACTTGAAAAATGCCTTGAGCTCAATCCTAATTGGTACGTGCCTATTAGGGACGACACCAGTTCGGGCTGAAGAAAACCTGACACAAGGTTACTACAGTATGGATGCAATGGGATGTATGCTGTTGGGAGAATGTACTGATGGAGTTCAAGAAATCAATAATCTTTTGGATATTTCTAGTCAGTATCCCAATACTGAGTCTTTTACTCCTTTTGCTCTTGAGTTCAACTCAATGCTTGTTTCCCTTAACACAATCGGAGTTAAGGTGTTTCTAGCACCAGAGAAGTATTTTCCAGTAGGACACCGAGGAGTGTATCATACTGTTTCTAATAACTTCTTTTTGAACAAAAGATTTATGGGTCGTCCTGGTGTATTGATGAGTGTGTTAAGGCATGAAGGATGGCACGCTGCACAAGATTGTATGGCAGGAACTATTGATAATAGTATGATTGCTATCATCATGCCAGAAGATGAAGTGCCTATGCTCTGGAGAGAGATGGTAGAACGCACCTATCCTGAGTCAGCATGGCCCTGGGAAAAGGAAGCAACATGGGCAGGGAAGACTGAAGGTATGACACAAGATGCACTTGAATCATGTGCTGCAGGTGCTATGTGGTCTGATTATGAACCAACCCCAATGACTAGAGAGTGGTTGGAAGAGAACGGTTTTATTAAATAAATAAATATGCGTCGCTTCTTTCCAATGGAATCAAATCCGAAAAAGAAAGAGGAAGCCAAAAAGGAAAACAAATTTGAGTGGGCGGATGAGGGTGTATCAACTCTTGTCCGAGTTATTATTCTTGGGTGGTCAGCAGCAATTCTGACTCTTAATTATGTAACTGTTCCTGGTGTTCCTCAAAAAAATATTGATCCAACTTTTATTGCCAGTGTTTTTACTGGAACTCTAGCTACCTTTGGTGTCATGCCTTCTAAGAAGAAGGATGAAAAAGAATCAAAGCAAGCACCTACATTGGAGAAGAAAGAAAAACAAATTGATTGACCTACTAAGTTAGGAAGTTCAAACAAATGGTTGATTTATAAGGCAGAATGTCCTATAGATAGTGTAGTCGCAAGAGAAATATGAAATTCTTTTTTGCATTTTTGGCTACACTATTTTTTGCGCTTCCTGTTTGGGCAGTGGATGTATCAATGGGTGCTGGTGGAAACTTAGCATTTGAACCGAATGAGATTACAATTTCTGCAGGTGATACTGTTCACTTCATCAATGAAGCATTACCTCCACATAATATTATTGTAGAGGGTCGTGCAGATCTCTCCAGAGAAGCACTACTGTTTGCTCCTGGAGAAACACAAGACGTTGTATTTGCTGACGCAGGAGATTATAACTTCTTCTGTGGTCCCCATCAGGGAGCAGGTATGACTGGTACTATTCACGTTAACTGATGTTCAAAAATTGGGGAGAACCACCTGAGTGGGTGACAAAAAAAGAATGTCAGGAGATGATTGACGATGCCATACGAAAGCACAATCGTAATGCTGGAATTATCAGTATGTGTGTTGGTTGGGTTGTTCTCGCACTTTTTGCTGAGGGTCTTCTTCGACTCATTGGAGTAGTTCCACCACTGTTACCCTGGTTAAATATACAACTATGATGAGCGCATTATTTGTCTTTGGATTTATTACATTATTAACATTTGGAATGCATATAACATGGCCACTACAGTATAGAGGAGGAGGAACAAAATGAAAGTTGGAATGATTGGATTGGGCAGAATGGGTGAGGGTATGTCCCGCCGCATGATTAAGGATGGACATGAAGTTTGGGGTTATAGAAATAACTACGAGAAAGCTTGTGAACAATATGAAGCAGGATATATTAGTGGATGTGTGACCTCACTAGAGTATCTTGTCCAAGCAGTTAAATCTGATGGTCTTAGATACACTAGTGCAGGTAAAGTTCCTGGTATTTTTCAACTCGTTATCCCCGCAGAATTAGTAGAGGAAACTATCAATGACTTACTACCATTTCTTAGTGATGGAGATATTGTTATTGATCATGGCAATTCCAATTTTAAGGATTCAAGGAGGAGAGCACTCCGTCTTGAGAAACTGGGTATCCAGTATATTGACTGTGGTACTAGTGGTGGTGTTTATGGTTTGGACCGTGGATTCTGTCTTATGGTTGGTGGTTCAGATACAGCAGTATCAGTCTGTGCTCCAATTTTCAGAGCACTCGCACCTGGTATTGCCGCTGCAACCCGCACAGACCCCTATACAAGGGCAACCAGTGCTGAGTATGGTTGGTTGCACTGTGGGGGACCTGGTGCAGGTCACTTTGTAAAAATGGTTCATAATGGTGTTGAGTATGGAATCATGCAAGCATACGCAGAAGGATTTAATATCCTGCATGAAGCTAATGCTGGGAGCAAGTACGTCAAGGCAGGTGATGCTGAGGTGGCTCCAATGGAGAATCCAGAAGATTATCAATATGATGTTGATTGTGCTGAGGTTGCTGAGCTTTGGCGTCGTGGTTCTGTTGTTGGGTCTTGGTTACTCGATCTTACTTCTGATGTATTACGGAGCAATTCTGAGCTTGATGAGTTCTCTGGAGGAGTTTCCGATAGTGGTGAGGGTCGTTGGACTGTTCATGCCGCTGTCGATTTGGGTGTCCCCGCTCCTGTCATTACTACAGCGTTGTATGAGCGTTTTAACTCTCGTTCATTGGGTGTATTTGGAAGAAAGGTATTGAATGGAATGCGGTATATGTTCGGAGGACACAACGTAAGATGACTTTAGCACATGTCCTACTTTTCGGATCACTACCCTTTATATGTGCCACCGCATATTTCGGGCACAGAAAGGGTGAGAATAACTATTATGAAACCGACGCCTACTCAGGAAATGGAACAGCGCATTAGAATGAGATTTGCTTTTGCAATGTCTTCTTTCGGGAGAATGTTTTTACCTTATGGTATAACACCAGAAATGCGAGCATTCTGTAATGAATGGTCTAAGATTGAAGAGCAACCACCAGTCGGTGATTTGTATAAAGTAGATCGTTATTTTCTAAATCTTTGGAAAAAAAGAAATGAAACCAGTAACTAGTATTTCAGCAACAATTATACTTTCTTCAGTTGCATGTTTTGTTGTCTGGGGGTTGTACCATGCATATCCTAGCTAATTATATTCCTTTTATTTTAATTGGATTAGTTTGTTTCTTCGGATTATTTCTATTCATCTTATCGGTTTTTCAAGAATGATGTTACAGTTTGCTAGATTCTGTGGGGTTGTATTAAACAACCCATACGGATTAGGATTCCTCTCAACCATTTTAGTCTTTGTCCCCATCATAGGAATGTGGGCAGTTCATAAGTATGGATGGGAACACTGGGAACCATTTAACAATAAACATAAATGAATGAAGACGAATTAAGAGAGTTTTATAAATCACTAAGAGAAAGGGTATACCAACTTAGGATGGAACACCTATTTGAAGAACCTTGTCCATTTTACGAACCAGAGGAGGATGATGAATAAAATTAAAATAATTGCTCTCGGTCAATGAATTTACTATTACATCCACATACTAATGTAAACGATCCTGTGTGGTCGGTCATTTTTATGGTTTTTCTTTCTCTTTGTATGGCTGGTTATAGTATCTACTATATACTAGGAGTTGATAAAAGAGAATCTTATGGGAGCAATGACACCACCAAGCAGGAAGAGCTGCTACAACTTCCGAGTGACGGAGATCAATCGTGTTCTTGATGGTGATACTATTGACGTTACTATCGACCTCGGGTTTGATCTATACAAGAAAGAAAGAGTTAGAGTTGCAGGAGTTGATACGCCAGAGAAAAGGACGAAGAACTTAGAGGAGAAAGCACTTGGAATCGACGCAACCAACTGGCTCAAAGAGAAACTCGAAGGCACGTTGGCTGGTGATGATGAGTTGTCTGTTAGGACTGAACTTGTTGGTGGCACTGGGAAATACGGGCGTCTTCTGGGTTGGCTTT